TAGGTTTCCCAATGGGTAAAGGATCTAGCTCAGGAGCTAATGGTATGGAAGTATCTAAAGCCGATTGTGGATGTGGTTCTTACAAGCTACCTATTACTCAAAGAGCTAAAGGCAAAATGTAATGAGCCTTGGAGATATCAAATTATACACACTAAGCATAGGCACTATGGCTATAACTATGACTCAAATAGATAATTATTTGAAGATACTACTATTGCTAATAACTATAGGTTATACACTGCATAAGTGGATTCATTTAAAAAAGAAAGAAAAATAACATGCCATATGTTCAACCAGACTCATCACCTTTCTTAAGAGTTCGTAAAACAACTAAAGGAAAAGGTAGAAACTTTCTATCAACGAAAGAAGGAGCTGGTATGACATCTGCTGGTGTTAAAAAATATAGAGCTGAGAATCCTGGAAGCAAACTTAAAACAGCTGTAACAGGAACTCCTAAAGTAGGTACAAAAGCTTACAAAAGGCAAAAAGCTTTCTGCTCTAGATCAAAATCTTGGACAGGCGAAAGAGGAATAGCCGCTAGAAAAAGATGGCGATGTAGTAGATTTTAATAATCAATAAATAAATATAAAATGGATAAATCAAGAAAAAGAATTTCACAAGACGAATCTCGTAACGCTATTGCTGATTCTAAATCATCAAGCGCATCTGTAAGAGAAGACGGTGAGTACGAGGCTAAGCAGGCTGTAAAAGAAGCAGCGGGGGAAGGGCCTTACATGTATGGAAAAAGCAAAGGACCACACATGGAGTCTAATAAGCAAGAAAAAAGCAATTTACTAAGTGACAATCCTATAGCTTCTAGAGCATCCGGTTCTTGGATGTCAAAGCACTCTAAAGGAGGAATGTAAAATAAAACAGTAGAGGTCTGTTATAAAACTCAAAATGCCACACACTAACACTAACACTAACTTAAACACTAACAAAAATGGCAAAGTACATTAAATTTCCTTTAACAGGAGCACAAGAAGAAGTATTGATTCCAATATCTGAAATCGCAAACGTAGAAACAGTAACTACTACTACTACTAAAATCGACTTAGCAAACGGTCTTAAAAAGTTTACAATAACTCACGTAGCTCCATTGGTAGCTAACGCGGTTGTTATAGCTATTTATGATGCTATCAAAGCTAATCCAGGAGGAGTAGTATCTACGGTAGGAGCACCTGTGGCTGTTGCACAAGCACCGCTAGCACAGACTGGATCTGGTAGACAAGTAATTACTACTCGTCAATCACAAGCAACTTATACTTCGTCTGCATACGCAAACGTATCGTAGGTCTTAATTAATTAAATATCCACAGAGCCTAAAAATTCTGTGGTATTTTTAAAAAACAATAGCTATGGCTTTTAATATGAAGATGGGTAAATTGGTTATGGATAACACTCCAATATACCAAATGGAAACAGAAGAAGGTGTTATGGGTCAAGCTAACAAAAACGGTTCTATAATAATAGATAAAAACTTAAGTCCATTAGAACAAGAAGATGTAATAAGGCATGAGAGAGTTCACTTAGATCAAATGAAAAGAGGTGATCTTGATTATGACAACGAATGCGTTTATTGGAAAGGTAAAAAATACCCAAGATCAATTATGGACGAAGGAAACAAAAACCTTCCTTGGGAAAAGGAAGCATATAAAGCAAATAAATTAAAAACAAACAAAAACAAAAAAAAATAAAGATGGCATTCAATTTAAGATCACCGGGATTACCAGTTGGACAAACTCCGTTCAGCCAAAAATCAAGTCAAACTAACCCTTTATATGAGAAAGGCCAAACTAAAGCAGAAATTGCTGGAGAATCTGCGCGGGCTGCTGACGATTTAGCAAGAAAAAATAAGGCAACTATGAGCAAAGGCAAGGCATTAAAACCCCTAGAAGGTGTTTTAAAAACCCCTGAGAAAAAAGTTAAATTAACTAAAAGTCAAGAAAGTTTTGTAAAAGATCCAAGTGGATTAGGCAAAACAATTAAAGAAGCTTCTAAACCTAAAATTACTGGTAAAATTGGATCAGACTTACGTAGACAGCAATATAAGAAATACAATTTAAAAGACGACGCTACCACCAAAAAAGCTAAAGCAAAAACAGTAAGCACCGCTAAAGCTAAAGGAGCTAAAGATGTAGTTGCAAAAAAACCTAAAGATTCTAGATCTGCAGATAAGCCAGCTGAGAAAAAAGCTCCTAAACTAGCAGCTAAAAGAGCTCCTAAAAAAGAGCTTTCAAAAATGGAAGCTAGGAAAACTAAGAAAATAAACAAAAAGCTTTCACAAGCCGCAGAAGCAAGAGCTAGTGGTAACGAAAAGAAAGCTTTAAGAAAAGAAAGAGCAGCTGCACGTAAGACACGTAGAATTGCAACTTTAAACGCTAGAAAAGCTAAAAGATCAGCTAAGAAATAACCTAAAAACAAGCTATGGCATTTTACATGAAAGCTGGACGTGGTCCAACACAGAGAATGGGTAGAGGTATTCCTTTAAATATGAAATCGCCTCTTTACGAGGTGGGAGATCCAGATACAGATAAAGCAGCTGCAGAAGCAAGAGCATTAGCAGAAGCTAAGCGACAGCAATCAGAAGCAGGTGCTAACAAAGGTGATTCTTCTAGTGTTAGAAACTTTTCTGGAGAAAGCTCTTATGTTCAAGAAGGTAAAGAAGTTGAAAGGTTTGCTGAAACTCCAGCAGAAATAGCTGCATGGAAAGCTGCTTCTGATGCAAACAAGAGTAAATATAGAGATAAAACTATAGGTGTTACTCAGAACGTTTCAGATATAGGTAAGGATCCAGTTCCAAGAAAAGAAGAGCCTGTAGTGGAACTACCAAAGCCTAAAGGTTATTTTAACTATGGTAGCAACATGCATAACATGGATTTTGGAGGGCATACATCATATGGTAGTACGAGTAAAGAAATGAAACCTCCTTCATCGTATGCTAATTCTCCTGAAAACCCTATATCTGGTAGACCTAATGAATTTAAGCAAAGACCAATGACAGATAGAGAGTATGCAGTATCACAATCAAGGTTTGGAAATAATACAAGCCCATATAATACTACACCAGAAGAATGGGAAGCTTATTTAACAAATGCAGAGAGAGGTATGGCTGCTCAGAGAGCAAAAGCAAATACCAGAAAACAAACAATGGCAAGTAGAAGATCTGAAGCTCTAGCTGCAAAGGCAAAAAGAGATGCTGCAAAGCTAGCTAAGCGAGCTGCTTATAAAGAATCTAGAAGAAGAAAGTAAATGAATAAGATATTTGCATGGCTTACAGGTGGCGTTATCAAAGAGATTGGTAACGTCATTGATAAGCTTACAACGACTGAAGAAGAGAAGCTTGAAATAAAAAAACAAGTTCAAATCATTCTTGAAGAAGCTGATAATAATGCTCAGCAGCAAGTAACAGACCGTTGGAATGCAGATATGAATTCTGACAGCTGGTTGGCTAAAAACATTAGACCTTTGGTTTTAGTGTTTTTAACATTCATATTTAGCTTACTAGCTTTCACAGATGGTAACATAGGAGAGTTTAAAATAGCAAAAGAATACATACCAATATTTCAAACATTATTGGTTACCGTTTACGGGGCTTATTTCGTAGGAAGAACTTGGGAAAAGGCAAAATCAATAATTAAAAACAAATAAATAAAATGGGACAATTCGGAAATCAACCAGATTTCGGTACATTTGCAAAAGCAATAACCAAAACTGACACAATAACTTCTGCAACTAATATAAATGCTTCGTGTTTATATGTAGGAACTGCAGGTGACGTAAACGTTATATTAACAGGAGTCACGGGCGCTTCTTTAGCTAAAGCAGTATTGTTTAAAAGTGTTGCAGCGGGATCTTTCTTGCCTGTGATAGTAGATTATGTAGTTGCAACTAGCACTACAGCTTCTGACATAATAGCTATAAAATAATATGGGACTAGGACTGGGTATAGGTATATGGTGGTCGGTTGGTTCTTCTGCATCTCCATCTACTAATCATATAATAACAGAAAATGGGGATTCTCTAATGACAGAAAGTGGAGATCATATTGTAATATAATAGATTAAATAAAAAACCATGGCAAACACAAAAATATCAGAATTACCAGAATTAACAACAACAGTAACCTCAGCGGTATTACCTGTTGTAACTGCGGACACTACGTACCAAATTACACTTGCAAATCTAGGGCTAGGTGTATTCCCTAATTTTGTATCCTCACCACCAACAACCTCAGCAGGTGCACCAGGTGATAAAGCAGGGAGTATAGTATTTACTGCTGGTTTTTTCTATTTTTGTGTTTCAGATTATGTAGGTGTAGGAACTCAAGTATGGGAAAGAATCGTTCCAGACGCTACTGCTTGGTAAATAGCAAACAAACAAGTAACTATATAAGTATAAATCAAATCTAATAAAATTATGAGTGAAGTAACAAAAATTACAGAAGAGCAGTTAAAAGAAATTAAAGATCAACAAGCTAAATTACAAGCAGCTTTTATTGACATTGGTTTTATTGAGAGCAAAAAGCACGAAGCTTTGCATATTCAAGTGCAAGCATCAGAAGCTCTAGAAGCAACTAAGAAACAACTAGAAAAAGACTATGGTCAAGTTAATATTGATCTAACTGACGGTAGTTATACTATTATTGAGAAAGAAGAATCTGCAAGCACTTTGGAAAAAGTATAATGAGCTCTATTGTAAGAAAGATCAGTATAGGCTCTGATTATAAAAACGATGCCATGCATTATGCAGTCGGGCAAAATGTTTATGGCGGGCACACTATTACAGCTATACTACACGATCAAGAATCAAACTCTTACAGTATATACATTAAAAAAGAAGATGAGGTAATGCCATGGAAGAAGTTTAATTCTAACATGGCAATATCTGTTGAATACGATTTAGAGTATTAATGAAGAGCTTGTACGACTTCATCATCAAGCCTCTTGGTGATAGATATGAAAACGAGATAAAGATTGGTGATAAAACTTTAGTCTTAAATACTAAGATAGAAAGTTTTAAATCTGTTAACAATTTAGCAGTTGTAGTTGAAACACCAAAGGCATTTAAGACAAGTATACAAAAAGGAGACATAGTATTAATACATCATAATGTTTTTAGAGTATTCTATGACATGAAAGGTGTAAAGAAAAATAGTAGATCATATTTTAAAGATGATCTATATTTCTGTGCTATAGATCAGATATACTTGTATAAGAACAAAGGGGAATGGAAATCATTTGGAGACAGATGTTTTGTAATGCCTCTAAAAAACGAAGACATTCTAACGAACGATAAAGAGCAAAAGCTTATTGGTATACTAAAGTATGGTAATAAGTCCTTAGAAGCGCTTGAAATCAACCCAGGAGATGTTGTAGGATTTACTCCTAACAGCGAATGGGATTTTATCGTAGACGAGCAAAGAGTTTTCTGTATGAAATCTAATGATATTGTAATCAAATATGAACACCAAGGAAACCAAGTTGAGTATAATCCAAGCTGGGCACATCGCGATAGCGGAACTAGTTAAGGTAGCTAAAGAGCTTATTGTAGATTCAGATGATGACTTAACGGCAGATAAACTTAAAAATGCTGCTGCTACTAAAAAATTAGCAATATTTGATGCTTTTGAAATACTTAAACGTATTGACGAAGAAGATAGTATTCTTAACGAGAAACCTAAAGAAGTTAAAGAAGAAAAAGCTTTTAAAGGATTTGCTGAAGGAAGATCTAAATAATGTACGAGCAGTCATTATATAAAATACTACCCAACTACGTTAAAACCAAGATCTTAAATAGAAATAATAAATTTAAGAAATGGAACTACGGTTACGATGAAGACCACGATATGGTTATTATCAGTAAGACTGGTGAAATTGGGGAGATTTACGAAATACAAAACTTAGTTATAGCCTTACCAAAAGCTGTTGATGTAGTTAAGAAGGAAGGTGACAAGTGGAAAGCCGCTGATTATCCTAAAGAACTAAAAAACATTAAAACTGTTTTTGACTGGAAGAACTATTCTGAAGATTTTAAAGAAGTATGGTATGATTATATTGAAGAAGAGTTTCAAAGGCGTGAGAAAGGTTTTTGGTTTTTTAACAAAGACAAGCCTACTTATATTACTGGTACTCACTACATGTACTTGCAGTGGTCCAAGATTGATGTTGGGCAACCAGATTTTAGAGAGTCCAATAGATTATTCTACATATTCTGGGAAGCTTGCAAGGCAGACAGGAGATGTTATGGCATGTCATATCTCAAGAACAGACGTTCTGGATTTTCATTCATGGCATCAGGAGAGGCTGTTAATATGGCAACCATATCAAGCGATTCACGCTTCGGGATTTTGTCCAAATCTGGAGCCGATGCAAAGAAGATGTTCACGGATAAAGTTGTACCCATATCGGTCAACTACCCATTTTTCTTTAAACCGATTCAAGACGGTATGGACAGGCCAAAGACAGAACTCGCCTATCGTGTACCCGCCTCAAAACTCACCCGTAAAGGACTCGATTCAAAAACCCAACTTGAAACGCTCACAGGTCTTGACACCACGATCGACTGGAAAAATACAGGTGATAATGCCTATGATGGAGAGAAGCTCAAGCTACTCGTCCACGATGAAAGCGGTAAATGGGAGAGGCCAAACAACATCCTTAACAACTGGAGGGTTACGAAAACAACGTTAAGATTAGGTTCTAGAATTATTGGAAAATGTATGATGGGATCAACATCAAATTCTTTAGACAAAGGAGGAGATAACTTTAAAAAACTATACCATGGATCAGACGCTACAAAGAGAAACCGCAACGGGCAGACTAGTTCAGGACTATATTCTTTGTTCATACCTATGGAATGGAACTACGAAGGATACATCGATTCTTATGGCTTTCCTGTATTCGATACACCCAAGGAAGAAGTTTTAGACACTTTTGGAGACAAGATAACATTAGGTGTTATAGAGTTTTGGAAGAATGAGGTAGAAGGATTAAAAGATGATCAAGACGGGTTAAATGAATTTTATAGACAATTCCCAAGAACTGAAGAGCATGCATTCAGAGACGAAGCAAAAGAGTCTTTATTTAACCTAACGAAAATATACGAACAAATAGATTACAACGCAGACCTTAAGAACACATCGGTAGTTACTACTGGTACTTTTCAATGGGAGAACGCTAAGTTGGATTCAAAAGTTATATTCATACCTAATAAAGACGGTAGGTTTAAAATATCTTGGGTTCCACCTATTAATCTTCAAAACCGTGTGATAGTAAAGAATGGGGTTAAATACCCTGGCAACGAACACTGCGGAGCATTTGGCTGTGATAGTTATGATATATCAGGTACGGTTGATAAGAGAGGTTCTAACGGAGCTTTAGCTGGTTTGACTAAGTTTAGTATGGAAGATGTTCCACCTAATCAGTTTTTTTTAGAATATATAGCTAGACCTCAAACGGCTGAGATATTCTTTGAAGATGTATTGATGGCCTGCGTGTTTTACGGTATGCCAATACTATGTGAGAATAACAAACCTAGATTACTTTATCATTTCAAAAGAAGAGGTTATAGAGGGTTTTCAATGAATAGACCCGATAAGGTTTGGAACAAATTATCAATAACAGAAAAAGAAATAGGTGGAATACCTAACTCTAGTGAAGACATAAAGCAAGCTCACGCTTCAGCGATAGAAACATACATAAATTCTCATGTTGGTAAAACAGAAGAAGGTTATGGTAATATGTACTTTCAAAGAACATTAGAGGATTGGGCTAGGTTTAATATAAACAATAGAACTAGTCATGATGCTTCTATAAGCTCTGGATTAGCATTGATGGCTTGTAATAAGAATAGGTATACACCTGTTTTTACTCAAGCTAAAAAAGTTTCTCCACTAGGTTTTAAAAAATACGACAACAACGGAGAGTTCTCAAAAATAATAAGATAAATGATTTATACAAATTCAAATAGCACTTTTCCAAGCCAGGTAGTTTCTGATGAAGAGAAACAAAGCTACGATTACGGTAAAGCCGTAGGAAGAGCGATAGAGAACGAATGGTTTAGAGGAGATACAGGATTGGCTTCTGGAGGTCGTTTTGCTAACAATTGGCAGTACTTCCATAACTTAAGACTATATGCTAGAGGAGAACAATCAGTTAGAAAATATAAAGACGAATTATCTATAAACGGTGATTTGTCTTATCTTAATTTGGATTGGAAGCCTATTGCTGTTTTATCTAAGTTTGTTGATATTGTTGTGAACGGTATGACAGATAAAGGTTATAAAATAAGATCTTATGCTTCAGACCCTTTTGCTATAAAACAAAGAACAGATCACGCTACAGCTATTGCAGAAGATGCTTTCGCTGGTGATCTTATGGAGGAGACTAATAAGAACGTGGGAATTGACTTAAAAAGAACTAGCATTCCTGTACAAGAACTACCAAGAGATAAAGAAGAGCTAGATCTTCACATGCAGTTAAAATATAAACAAGCTATAGAAATAGCTGAAGAAGAGTTAATTGAAAATGTTTTTAGTTTCAACAAGTATGAGCAGACTAAAAGAAGATTAGCTTATGACTTAACAGTTCTAGGTATTGCTTGTAGTAAAACTAGCTTTAATTTAGCTAATGGAATTACTGTAGAGTATGTAGACCCAGTAGATGTAATATACTCTTACACTGAAGATCCTAACTTTGAGGACATATACTATGTAGGAGAAGTTAAAAGCATAAGTTTACAAGAACTAAAAAAAGAATTTCCTGATTTAACTGATGAAGAGTTAGAAAAGATACAAAAATATCCTGGAGATTCAAGCTATACTAGAACTCCTAGAGGGCAGAATAGTGATCAAAATAGCGTTCAGGTTCTTTACTTTGAGTACAAAACATACTCAGATCAAGTGTGGAAAATAAAGCAAACGGAGCAGGGCTTAGAAAAGTCTCTTGAAAAACCAGATACTTATAATCCACCTTTAAATGACAACTATGAAACAGTAAGTAGATCTATAGAGGTATTGTACAGTGGGGCTAAAATACTAGGACACGACCAAATGCTTAGATGGAAGTTAGCTGAGAATATGACAAGACCCTATAGCGATCAAACAAAAGTTTCTATGAATTATAGCCTGTCAGCTCCTAGAATGTATCAAGGCAGAATTGAGTCTATAGTTAGTAAGACTATAAGCTTTGCTGATATGATTCAGGTAACACATCTTAAGATACAGCAAGTACTACAGAAGCTAGTGCCTGATGGTGTCTTTGTAGATGTAGATGGTTTGGCTGAAGTTGACTTAGGTAACGGTACAAACTACAATGCTCAAGAAGCTTTAAATATGTACTTCCAAACTGGTAGTATTGTTGGTAGATCCTTAACTCAAGACGGTGATCCTAATAGAGGTAAAATACCTATTCAAGAACTACAAAGCTCTTCTGGTATTGGTAAGATACAAGCTTTAATACAAACCTACCAGTACTATCTTCAAATGATTAGAGATGTAACTGGGTTAAATGAAGCTAGAGACGGAAGTCAACCAGCTAAAGATTCTTTGGTTGGATTACAAAAACTAGCAGCTACAGCATCTAATACAGCTACTAAGCATATACTACAATCGTTGATGTATTTAACTGTAAAAAATGCAGAGAACATTAGCTTAAGAGCAGCTGATATGATAGCTTTTCCTTTAACTAGAAATGCCTTAATGAACTCTATAAGTTCTTTTAATGTAGATACTTTAAAGCAAGTTGAAAACTTAAACATGCATGAGTTCGGTATATTCTTAGATTTAGAGCCAGAAGAAGAAGATAAACAAGCTTTAGAAAAAAATATTCAAATCGCTCTACAGACAGGTGGTATAGACTTAGAGGACGTTATAGATTTGAGAGACATATCTAATATGAAACTAGCTAATCAAATGCTTAAAGTTAAGCGTAAAAGAAAAGCAGAAGCAGCTCAAGAACAAAACCTTCAAAACATTCAAGCTCAATCTCAAGCTAGTGCTCAAGCAGCTGAACAAGCAGCTATGTCTGAAGTTCAAAAGCAACAAGCTTTAACAGAGACTAATTTACAATTCGAACAAGGTAAGTCGCAATTTAAGATTCAATACCTACAGCAAGAAGCAGAGATTAAGAAGCAACTGATGGCTGAAGAGTTTAACTACAATATGCAACTAGCCCAGATAAGAGCTAACGCAGAGGGAGCAAAAGAAAAAGAGATAGAAGACAGGAAAGACGAAAGAACTAAAATACAAGCAACTCAGCAATCTGAGATGATATCACAAAGACAGAATGATTCATTGCCAAAAAACTTTGAATCAGCCGGGAATGACACACTTGGTGGTTTCGGACTAGATGACTTCTAGTACTGTCAACAATTAACTATTTAATTATATTATATTATGGAGGAAGTAACTAAACAAGAAGGTGACTTTTCTTTAAAAGGAAAAAGCACCAAGCCTAAGCAACTAAACAAGGAAGCTTCGGCTATAACAAAGGTGAGTATCAAAGCCCCTGAGTTAGAAACTAAAGAGGATATTACTAAGGTAGTAATTCCAAACGACACTTTAAAACCTGAAGAAAATGCCATTCAAGAGCAAGAAACAAAGGAACCTGTGTTACAAACTGAACAGCCCAAAGTGGAACTGCAAGAAGTGGGACAAGGAGACGACAAACCCACTGAAGATGTTGTTGCCGAGTTCACGCCACTTCAAGAAGTAACTGAAGAAGAAATAAAACAAGTAACTAAAGAGGCTCAAGAAGCAGTAAGAGACGAGAAAGTACTAGGTAGAAAGCTACCAGAAAACGTAGAGAAACTAGTTAACTTCATGGAAGATACTGGTGGTACTGTTGAAGATTATGTTAGATTAAATGCTGACTATTCCAACGTTGATGAAACTCAATTACTAAGAGAGTATTACAGAAAAACAAAACCTTATCTAGATAATCAAGACATGGATATAATCCTAGAAGATTATGAATATGATGAAGATTTAGACGAGGATAGAGATATACGCAAGAAAAAAATTGCGTTTAAAGAAGAAGTTAATAAAGCTAGAAACTTTCTAGAGGAAACTAAGAGTAAATACTACGATGAGATCAAGTTGAGACCAGGCGTAACTCAAGACCAACAGAAAGCATCTGACTTTTTTAGCCGATATAACGAAGAGCAGAAAGTAAACATTGCTAAACAGGAGAGTTTTAAAAACACTACTAACAATCTTTTTAATAACGATTTCAAAGGTTTTGATTTCAACGTTGGAGAAAAGAAGTTTAGGTATGGTGTTAAAAACCCTTCAGCGGTGGCCGAGCAACAATCAGATATCACTAATTTTATTGGGAAGTTCCTAGGTAAAAACGGTGAAATAGCTGACGCAGAAGGTTACCACAAAGCTTTGTATGCTGCTAGAAACGCTGACACAATAGCTCAACATTTTTACGAACAGGGTAAAGCCGATTCAGTTAAAGAGGTTGTAGCTAAATCTAAAAACATTACAACACAGCCAAGAAAAACATCTGTTGGTTCTGAATTTGTAAACGGATGGAAAGTTAAAGCGGTTAATAGCGGTTCTGATACTTCAAAACTAAGTATTAAAAAAACTAAATTTAACTAAAAAACAATTATTATGAGTTTAACTCCACAATTCGGTTCAATCCAACCGAGTCAAGTACAACAACCTTTACAGAGTAACTACCTCCAATTTAACGGAGCTGGTGCTGGAGCGAATAACTTCGCACAACAGTATTTACCTGAAATTTATGAACAAGAAGTAGAGCGTTATGGAAACAGAACGTTATCTGGATTCTTAAAAATGGTTGGCGCTGAAATGCCAATGACTTCTGATCAAGTAATTTGGTCTGAGCAAAACAGATTACACATCTCTTATAATGGAGTTGCTGTAGCTGCAAACAGCGCCGGAGCTGGTCCTACAAACGTTATTACTGTTGGTGCGGCTGACACAAATGTTGTATCTGTAAACGACACTGTAGTTCTTTTAAACCCTGCTACAGGAGCTGAGGCTAAAGCTATTGTAACTGCTTCTACGCCTGGTGCTGGAGGTGCTTTCACCGTACAGTCTTACGATAACACTGGTCTTGTTGGAAACTTAGTTGCTGCTGCGGTAGCTGTTGGAACAGGTATCAAAGTATTTGTATACGGTTCTGACTATTCTAAAGGATCTAATGTTGCAACTGGTGCGCGTGTATCAGTACAACCTTCTTTCACACAGTACTCTAACTCTCCTATCATCTTAAGAAATCAGTATACAATCTCTGGTTCTGATATGTCACAAATTGGATGGGTTGAAGTAGCAACTGAAGACGGAACATCTGGATACTTATGGTATTTAAAAGCTGAGTCTGAGACAAGATTACGTTTCGAAGATTATTTAGAAATGAGTATGGTAGAGGCTGAGTATAACCAAGTAGCTGCAACTACTGCAACAAACCCTGGATCACAAGGATTATTTGCTGCTATTCAATCTCGTGGAAACGTAGAAGTAGGATTTACTGCTGCTGCTGGTTTAGATGAGTTTGATGCTATCTTGAAGAACTTAGATACACAAGGAGCAATTGAAGAGAACATGTTATTCTTACAAAGACAAAC